AATCAAGATTACCACATGACAGATGGTATATCTTCCAGTGCAGTTAAAGCTGTATATAAAAAATCTCTTGCTCATTGGAAGGGTGAAAAGCGTAATGCAAACAATCCTGCTTTTGCAATGGGAAGTGCAGTACACGCCAATCTGTTAGAGAAAGAACGTAACCTAGTCGTAAAAGGTCCAAAGACTAAATCTAGTGTTGCTTTTAAATCTTTAAAAGAAAAACTCACTGAAGATCAAATACTTCTAACAGAGGTAGAATACAACGTAGCTAACTGCATAACCAGAGGTGCGTTAGAAAATAAAGTCTGTGCATCTTATCTTAATCATCCAGACAGATTAAATGAAGTAAGTATCTTTGTACAAGATCCTATCTCAGGTCTCATGCTTAAGACAAGACCTGATCTAATGATTGAGTCAGAGCAAACAGTTTTTGATGTTAAGACAACACAGGATGCTAGTCCTAAAGGTTTCTTAAAAGAGTGTATAAAGTATGGGTATTTTTTACAAGGTGCTCACTATGTTTACACTTGTAAATTAGCAGGGTATGATGTAAAGAAATTTTCTTTTATAGCTTGTGAAAAAACTGCACCGTATGTTTCCCACTTACATGTTATGGGTAATGACATTATGCATTGGGGTATGAAACACCTACATAAAACTTTAGCTACTATTGCAAAGGCAGAGAAAGACTCTGACTATGGTACAGACTGGGGTGACTATACTGTTATGGAAAAACCTCCTTGGTTATAATCAATCATGTCAAGAGCAGCTAAAGCAAAAGGTAGAACTGGTCAGAATGAAATCAGAGATAGACTGTTGGAAACATTTCCAGAGTTTGAAGAAGATGACATCAAGTCCACAACTATGGGAGACACAGGTGAAGATATTCAACTATCTCCTGCAGCTAGAAAAAAACTACCAATAACTATCGAAGTTAAACGTAGAAAGTCTGGTATGAAAACTGCCTATGACTATATAGAACAAGCTAGTAAACACGGAAAAGGTGAACCAGTAGTGTTCTTTCGAGCTGATAGAAAGTCCTGGATAACAATGATAAGTCTTGAGCACTACATGGACTTATTAAAAAATTGGAAATAATATGAAAGTGAAAGTGTGGGGTGTTATGGAAGGCCCAATAGCAGTCGAAGAGATTGAAGATAATAATATACCAATAGACTCTAATTACTTTTTAATTTGTAAGTCAGAGATAGATGGTGTTATGGGTGAAGATAATTTTTGGTTTGAGGATTATGATTCCGCTTATGAATGGAAAAAACACTTTATGAAAAGTATTGATCCATTAGTTGTTGACATGCCAGATGATTCTGGGTATAACTAGGGGTCTTTCCGATGGAGTTTGAAATAACTTTGAAGATAATAGTTGATCCAGATGCAAACTTTTTAGAAACATTTGGCAACAATTCGGATGTAATTATGGAATTAGTACAGGCTAGCTTGTATGACATAGATGATATTGTAATAGAAGAATGTGAGGTAAGACGTGATAAATGAAACAGATATAGAAGCCTTTAAGTATTACAACTCTTTAGATATGGAAGAGTATCAAAAAATTGCAGCTGATACTGCTATCTACAGCAGTAAACATGCTGTTATATATCCTGCACTTGGCCTAGCTGCAGAAGCAGGTGAAGTTGCAAACAAAGTAAAAAAGATCTTACGTGATGGTGACTTTGACCGTAAGGCTATAGCTGATGAGATTGGTGATTGCTTGTGGTACATTGCCGCATTGTGCAGAGATCTAAATGTGAATATGAATGATGTAGCTCGTGCTAATCTTAGTAAGCTAGAGGACAGGAAGAAACGTGGTGTACTATCTGGATCAGGAGACAACAGATGAATAACTATTTACCAACTGATTACCAAGCCTTTATACATACTTCACGGTATGCTCGTTGGCTTGAAGATGAAGGGAGACGAGAGTCTTGGTCAGAGACAGTTGACCGCTACATGGGCAACGTTGTAGGCTACGACATAGATCACGACACTTACAATGAGATACGGGAATCTATACTGGGACTAGAGGTCATGCCTTCTATGCGAGCCATGATGACTGCAGGTCCAGCTTTAGAAAGGGATAATACAGCAGGGTACAACTGTAGTTACTTACCCGTAGACGACCCTAAGTCCTTCGATGAGGCTATGTTCATCCTTCTCTGTGGTACTGGCGTTGGCTTCAGTGTCGAGAGGCAGTTCATTAGCAAGCTTCCCGAAGTACCTGAATTGTTCGAGAGTGATACTACCATTGTGGTAAAGGACAGCAAGGAGGGGTGGGCTAAGGCGTTCAGACAAGTGCTAGCTCTCTTATGGGCAGGTGAGATTCCTAAGTGGGATGTCTCTAAAGTTCGTCCTGCAGGTGCAAGACTTAAAACCTTTGGCGGTAGAGCATCTGGCCCTGCACCACTGGTTGACTTATTCAACTTTTCAGTGAGCATATTTAAGGAGGCACAAGGACGTAGGCTATCATCAATTGAGTGTCACGATCTGATGTGTAAGATTGGTGAGGTTGTCGTAGTAGGTGGTGTTCGTAGATCTGCAATGATAAGTTTATCTAACTTGTCAGATGACAGAATGCGTCATGCTAAATCAGGTAACTGGTGGGACAACAATCCACAAAGAGCTTTAGCAAATAACTCTGTCTCTTATACAGAGAAACCAGACAGTGTATCATTCATGAGAGAATGGATGGCACTGGTAGAATCAGGAAGTGGAGAACGTGGTGTATTTAACAGGGAAGCATCTAAGAAACAAGCTGCAAAGAATGGTAGACGTGATCCTGACTTTGAGTTCGGAACTAACCCTTGTAGTGAGATTATCTTACGTCCATATCAGTTCTGTAATCTTACGGAAGTTGTGGTACGAGCCACTGACACGATTGAAGACTTGGAACGAAAGGTCAGATGTGCCACAATACTTGGGACGATCCAAAGCACGTACACCAAGTTCCCATATCTGCGAAAGGTGTGGAACCGAAATACAGAAGAAGAACGATTGCTCGGTGTGTCTCTCACAGGGATAATGGACAATCAACTACTAACAATTAAGAACAAAGGATTGGAGAAGACTCTTGAATATTTACGAGAAGTTGCTGTTCGTACTAATTCTACTTGGGCTGACCGCCTTGGCATTCCACACTCAGCAGCAATTACCTGTGTAAAACCTAGCGGTACAGTTTCACAACTTGTTGACTCTGCATCGGGTATACACCCAAGGCATTCACCACATTACATAAGAACTGTAAGAGGTGATAACAAAGATCCATTGACACAGTTTATGAAAGATCAGGGTATTCCAAGTGAAGCTGACTTTATGAAGCCTGATCAAACAACTGTGTTTTCATTTCCAGTTAAAGCTCCACAAGGAGCAATAGTCACTGACAATGTCTCAGCTATTGAACAACTAAATACATGGTTGATGTATCAAAGACATTGGTGTGAGCATAAACCTAGCGTAACAATTAATGTAAGAAAGGACGAATGGTTTGAAGTAGGTGCATTTGTTTACGAGCACTTTGATGAAATGTCTGGGGTAAGCTTCTTGCCTTACAACGAGCATACTTATCAACAAGCTCCGTATCAGTGGTGCACAAAAGACGACTTTAAAAAATTATCTAAAGTAATGCCAAAAAGTATTGACTGGGCAAAACTTTCAGAGTATGAAAAAGAAGACACTACTGCAAGCAGTCAGACTTTTGCTTGTACTGGTGATGTTTGTGAAATCGTAGATATAGGAGCATAATATATGCCACCAGTTAGAAAACAATTTAATCGTGCTTTATACGAAGCTTATGATACTCAGGCTAAGGATGCTCTTACAGCATACCTTACAAAAAAAGATCATGTGCTAGTCAACACAGAAGAAAATTACCACGTTGATATAGTCTCTCAGAAACATGGGTACACTTACTTTAATGAAGCTGAAGTTAAGGTAGCTTGGGATGGTGATTGGCCTGAGCATTGGAAAGAGATTAGAATACCAGAACGTAAACAACGACTACTTGACAAGTATCAGGGTGAAAACGGTGTACTAAACTTTTATGTTTTTCGTAAAGATCTTAAACAAGCTTGGCGTATTCGGGACTACCTACTAACTAAAGAAAGCCTGAAAGAAGCTAAAGGCAGATATATTAGAAAAGGTGAATTGTTCTTTCACATTCCATTTACAGATGCGGAGTTAATAATATTATGATAAATCTTGATGATGCTTTATCTACTTTAACTATGGGTAATGACTATGATCCAGTAAGCAAGCCCCAACACTACGGTCAAGGTACGATAGAATGTATAAAGTATATAGAAGACTTCTTGACAGATGAGGAGTTAATAGGTTACTATAGAGGTAATATTGCAAAGTACCTTCACAGATGGCGATATAAAAATGGCGTTCAAGATTTGGAGAAAGCACAATGGTATTTAAGCGCACTGGTCCAACTACAAAAGCGAAAGTAGCTAAACCTTTTAATCAAGGTTATAGAGGTTTCCTAGTAGGAAACTTAGTTAACCCCTATGTTCAAAACACTAAGGATCATAGGGACTGGGAGTTTGGCTTTAACAAAGCCTACTTCAAAAACAAGGAGCAAGTACTTGACAAAGAGTCTCGAAGAAGAAGCTAAAAAGTTTGCTAAACAAAAACGTAAGCCTTCGACTGTCAAGGAGCTATCACCTAGATTATATTTAGCAGGTCAAGCTATGGGTGGTTTTATTGCAGCAGGTAGACAGACTTGGCGAATGGAAGAAATTAAAAAGGCATCGTTTGATTGGGCAGACTATATGTTAGAGGATGATACATAAAAAGAGGGGGACCGAATGGCCCCCCTTGTTGTTTTAGAAGTCTTTGATCTCATTTAAGAAAATGTCATCGTAGTTATCAACATACAGTTTTATTTTCTGTAAGATATTTAATGCATCATCTTTTTTGAGAATGTCTTCTAACTCCCCCTCAACTCCCATTATCTTCATAACTTTTTTTACTTTAGCTTTATTTTTGCCAGAAAGTATTCTTACAAAGTTTAATTGTGCAGGTACTGCTACCTCCATAGTTTGAATTACATTTGCTCTCACGGTTTGTTTTATAGTATCTAATACTTTTCTTTGTTCTTCGAGGTTCATATCATTATAGTTAGGATTTGCCTGTATTGCTTGATATGCAGCTGCTTGAAAATATGGTGCTGCTAAAGTATCCATAACATTTTTTACTTCAGCAGGTCCATTCCATTTTATAGCTGTCCAGTGTGGTACTCCTGCTTTGTTATGCATTTGTTCTATCAACTCTGGAAAAGGCATTTCCCTTGCACCAAGCATTTGTTTAGATATATTAGGCACATACTTGTTACCTCTAAGAGGTGTTGCTTTTATTGGTAAATCTTTTGAAGTACCTGTTAAGGCATCTACATATTTTAACATTTGATTAAGTGTTTCTGGACCTTGACGTAGGTCAGGCTTCATATTAGCGTCACTTAAAACCCCATATATTTGATTGATAGGATCTAAAGGTCTTGTTGCACCATTTACAAACTGAGCCATTGCTGGTTTTAAAACATTCAATGCTGCTTCAGGTATATCTTTTTCTTCTACTAGTGCATTGTAGATACTTTCAGCCCATTCTTTAATACCTTTTTCAGCATCATCAAGATCTCTAAACAATTGTCCATAAAGTTGTAGCTCTAACTCTTTTACTAATTCTACAGGGACTCGTGAAGGATCAAAGTCTCTTATATCCATACTCCCATTTAAACCTCTAGCAAAAATAGCTGCGGTAGTATTAAATGTTGATAGAGGCCAATCAAAAGTTTGATCTCTTATACTACCATCTGGAAGTTGTTTACCTTGAGGAGGCAGTCCAGATTCTATTTTATCGTAAGCCCCATTTTCTCCATACATAAAAGCTACTACTGTGCTATAACCTACAAGCGCTTTAGCAGTTGCTTCAGTTAAATCTTGACCTGTATTTGGATCTAGCTCTAAACCTAATGCTTTTCTTTGATAATATCTTACTGCATTTATACCACTATAATCACCAAACGTAGCTAACGTAGTATTTAAAAAACTACCAAATGGAAATACGTAACCAATAGGTGTTTGGTTTGTAGTTTCTTCTATCTTTTTAGCTAAATACCTATACCAATTATTAGTCTGACTTTCATACTTTGACCAGTTAGTAGATGCAGTTTCTCTCATTGTTCTTTTTAGTGCTGTACCAATTACATCATTTTGAAATTTATCAGTTGCCATTTCAGTTGCAGACCACTGTGCATTCTTACTAGAAAAGAACTCGTCAGAAGTCATACCATATTTTCTCATGATCTGTTGGTTCATATTAACACCAAATGCAAATCTTTTTGTAAGCTCGTCTTGCAGTCTTACAAGTGTGACTGTTTGAGCACCTTTTGTCCCACTGTCAATAATTTTCCAAGCAAGTTTTTCAACATCTTCTGCACCTTCAAACATACCATCTTTGTAAGTAATCTTATCTAAATCAAAATCAGCAAGTGCATCTCTTATACCACCATCACCTGCAATATCTCTAAATAAATCTGACTTTGCTTGTGGGTTAAGTGCTAAGATTTTATCAGCATACTCCATTGGTATATCTGGAGACAGCACATCAAAGCCACGTCTTAAACCTCCAAAAAAAGATCCGTAAGATTTGTTGTAATATTCTTCTGCTTTTTCTGAGTTACGTAAAACCTTATACATACCAGACTGACTTAACTCCATAGCAGCCATTGCAAAGTCAGTTATAGTATTTAAAGAAGTTACTGCGGCAAAACCTTTTACGTTAGCACCTGTAGTTGATAGGTGAGATGTCATAAGTCTTTTGTATAAAGATAGTGTGTACCTAAATCGTCTAGGGTTTGCTACCTCATCTCCAACCTTAACACCACCTCGAATAGCATCACCTATATCAGCCCCACCTGACATGGCGTTGTGAACAGTCTGTACTATCTGAGTGTTTCTAGCACCTGTACTTACCATTTTGGCATAGTGAGACTGTAAGCTTTTAGCTGTAGCTTTACTACCTTGGACAACGTTACCTTCTTCATCTATAAATCTTAGTTTTAAACCAGTATCAGTTTCAAACTTATTTACCATTTTTCTTACAGTGTTGTCAGATAACCAACCTAGAGTTTGAGCTTGTACAGCAGTCTCGTTACCATACTTTCTAATTAAAGCAGGTAGATCATTTACCATACCATTTTCTTGCAGTACTTGTCCATAACCTTTGACGCCAGTCTCAGGATTACCTGCAAACAAATATCTAAAAAAAGAATCTGTTACTTCGTTATCAGTGTAACTCTCTTTTCTTCTGTTTATTAATCCTTTTGATTTATCTAGTAACTCTTGCCAAGCTAAAAAGTTTTGCTTACTTCCAGATATTGTACCAAATAAATTATCTACAAACTTAAAGTCTACTTTTTCTTTAACTGTTTTCATTAAGTTCTTTTCAGCAGCTTCAAGACCTTCCTTAACAGCAACCTCATTAAACTTAGTATAGCTTAACCACTGTGGTGCATATTTACTTTTTCTAAACTCTTTTATACTAGCACCAGTACCTGCCAGTATTGGATAAACAGTCATGCCACCTAAAGCTGCAAGTAGAGTATCTGCATATCTATACTCATCTACTACATCAAGATTTATCCTGTTGTTTTGATACAAGACATCTACACCAACTGCTAATGCTGTATCGGCTGTTGCATATGGCATAGAGTTTTTCATAGCTCTACCGATGTTTCTTAGAGCAGTATCTTTGGCTACACCTGCTTTTTTACCCGACTTCATAGCCCCACTAAATAAACTTTTTACACCTAATGAAGCAACTTTAGATGTACCCCAAGCAAGTAACTTTCCTATACCATACGACAGGGGAGTTGATACATCCCAAACAGCGTCACGACCATAAGTATATATGCCATCGCTAAAATCTTTAAAACCTACATCTCCACCTACAACACCTGTAAATAGGTTTGGGTATTGTTCAAACAAATCGTAACCAGCTTTTAATTTTTGTGCTTCAGGTGTATCCTTTACCTGCATACCATACACAACTTCATTAACAGTAGTTACAGTATTACCACCTAATAAAGATCTTTGATAAGCTGTAAAAGTGTCAAACAATTCTTCTTTTGGCATATCTTGATAACTGGTAAAACCACGTATTGCACGTAGACCAGTCTTCTGACCACCAACATCACCACCTAGAGTATAAGTAAGAGTTCTACCTAAAGCTTTACCAAAGCCAGGACTTCTTCTAGCTGTTAAGGCGTCACGCATAACTTGCACTAGCCTATCGTCAGCCAGTATCATTTCTTTAGTCATATCCTTATTACCATACTCTTCGAATATGGAGTCAAGATACACTAGGCTTTCATTATCTTTACCGGATGCAAGTCCATCTAGTTTAAATTCAATTTCAGCAATATTGCTTATTGGTTTGGATAAACTTATCTCAGGAATTTTCTCTGGCTTAGAATCAACCTCTAATTTAGGTATAGGAGATCCTTGCAAGAAGTTATCAACTTCTTCTTCAGGTGTAGTTTCCCCAAGTACAGGTATACTGTCTATCTTAGTAAAATCTATTTCAGGTATGTTACCCATGTTAAACCTTTAATTATTGCTCAGGCATTCTGCGCATTTGTTCTATATCTTGTAAGAATACAATATCATTTGCTCTTAAAACACCGTTGTTCTGTAATATCTTAGCTATCTCTAAATTAGGAACGTATATAGGTGTTCTTGCAGAATTTACAATATTAGGATCAATAAGGTCTTTAACCCTATTCATATCTCCGTACTGATTTAAAGCTTTCTCAAAAAATGAACTGGTGTATAACGAAGCAACCTGTCCATAGTTTTTATCTTTTTCTGCTGACTCTAACGCACGATCTATTTCTTTAACCCTACCATTATACCAAAGCTCTAACTGATCATCATACTGACCTTTTTTTGTTTTATTTGCAATACTACCCATTAGTTTAAGCATTCTGTTTTTATCTGATTCTGCACGAGACATTACTGGCTTAACTACAAATTTTTCAAACTCTGTTATATCTTCTACTTTAGGTTTATTAACATAAACAGGTTCCTCTGTAATGTTAAAACTACCGCCAGTATCAATACTTAGAGCTAATGTATTTTTTAATCTATCCCCTAAACCAGAATCACCTAAAACATTTTCAATATTATTTATAATTTTGTCAGGTCTATCAAGATCAGGGCCAACAATTGAAGCTCTGTTCACTAAGTTTATAACCTCTCTTCTTACCTCGTCTCCTATAAAAGTTCTATCCATGTTATCTTTTTTCATAGCAGTTATATAAGGGTTAAGAACCCTATATAATTTTATAAAACCTTGAGGATCTTTTGTTCCATCAATTCTTGAAATAGCTGCTAAAAATTTATCATCATCAACCATTTCTCCCTTGTCATTTTCAACCTTATAGTTTCTTATGAGAGCTTCTCTGGCTTCAAAATTAGTCATATTAGTTTTACTATCTTTACCGTTACCACTAACCATACCGTTAGTTCCAATAAAAGACCTTTCTAGAGCCATTTCTACAAGTTTATTTTTAAGGCCCATACGTGAAGTTTGTAAT